ACCCTCAAAGTTCATGCCCTCGTCCTGATAATCAGCCTGAACCTCAATGCCCATCGCATGAAGACGATCCCACACAGGAACAGGCGGACCCCAAGCAGTCCAACAACGGAACGAGAACCACGCAACTGGGACATATTCCTCGTCATTGTTGAGGTCTTCGCCGTACTCAATACCATCTTCGTCGATCTCAGCCTCGCAGACATCCCACTTCGTTCCCCAGTTCTTAACACGCCACTCATACCAGTCAGGCATCACCTGATCCGGCTGCGTCTCCTTGGCCCACAACTCAAACGGCATGGGCGCAATCGTGCTGCAAAACTCTGGCTCCGACTTCGACAACGCCTTGTGCAGGTGCTGGATCAAATGGCTCGGGCCCCGAAGGTACACACCCTGATAACAATGATTAGGCATTTGTTTAGTCTCCTTCTGATTAAAGCACTTGTTGTGCAGTTGTGAGGATGCCACAAGTAAACAGGTAAAGCAAGACGAAATCTTTTTGAGTTTACCTATAGAGACGAACGAGAGATTTTTTTATTTTTCATCTACGACAGAGCAAAATTCTGTAAACAACGTAAACAGGTGGAAAGAGATGTGGAAAAAGTAAATGAAACCAAGTAGATAGTACCTTGTACCTTGTTTACACTAGGTAAAAAACAAGCGTAAACGGTTTACAAAATAACGTAAACAGAGAGGTGTATCAGAGAACTTTCTAGTCAGCCCATGGGTACTTTTTGCTATTCTGTTTACACTTTACCTGTGAAAACTTTCTATAGGGAAACTTGGCAGTAAACATTACTTGTTGTATGGTTGTTGGAAACTGGAGGCAGGTATGACATCAGTAGAAAAGATTGAAGAAGAACACGGTCGTCAGCTTACCAATCGACAGATGACCTTTGCTCGCCACATCGTGGAGGGGATCTACTCCAACGCTGAGTGTGCGCGGATGGCTGGGTACAAACCCGACCTTGCAAAGGAACACGCGTCGAGGCTGTTGAATGGTCGGGACTACCCCCATGTGGTGGAGTATATCCAAGAGCTAAGACAGGAACGCGAGCGGCGGTATGGTGTGACCACCATCGGACAGCTTGAGCGTTTGTATCAGCTATCGCAGGGTGCCGAAGATGCGGGACAATTCTCTGCTGCAATCAACGCGGAAAAGATCCGCTCTGCCTTGGGTGGTTTGACCATCGACAGGCGTGAAACAATCAACACCATCGACCAGTTATCAAGGGACGAAATCACAGCCAGACTTGCCATGTTGCAGAAGCAATACCCCCAAGCATTTGTGATCGATGCAACAGCGGAGGATGTAACAGATGAGCAAGGGACCAGAGGCGAACTTTTGGAACACACTACGGTCGAACCTACCGAAGAACGCCTTCGCCACGAGGATTGAGAACAAGCACGGCGGCGGTGTACCTGATGTGCACATGGTGTGGGACGGCTTGCCTCTTTGGATGGAACTTAAAACAACAAAGAGCAACGCAGTAAAAGTATCTCCCCACCAAGTCGCGTGGCATATGGTTTATTACGCCCGAGGTGGTCTCAGTTTCTTCTTAGTAAAGAGCCTCTCTTCGAAGGAGCTATTTTTATTTGGCGGGGAAAAAGGCCCTGATTTACTGAAAAACGGGGTGCAAGGTACGGATGGCCTGCGGTTCCCGAACCCTGCGTCCCTGTTCGAGGGCCTGCGCCCCCGTCTGGTGTCTCACTACTCGCAGTTTCTGTAGTATCCTCCCGAGTATCGGGGCCAATCGGACGCTGCGCCCCTGCTGACCAGTGCACATCCTATGTCTGCGCCTCGGTCGGTGTAGCATTGGACCACCCTGCGTCCCCATCTGTCCCTGTGTTTCTCTATGCAGTAGAGTCTGCGCCCCTCGATGATCTCTGCGGCTTGGCGCTTGGACCTTCGGCCTGCCCAGGTGTGGATCTCTGGCGCGTCGATGCCCCATAGGCGGTAACGATCCCGACCGACGGCGAATGTATCGCCGTCGATCACAAGGGCCAGCAGGATCTCGATCAATGCTGCACAATCGCGATTGATTTCGCCAGGCTGGATCCCTTGCACAACTTGCATGCGGTGCATTGGACGCGGCGTCCCGCCTCTTTGGATGCGGGGCATAGTGCCTCGTTTGCTTTGTCGATGTCGCCAAGGTCCACGATCACGCGAAAGGTGCGGCGTCCCTCGTCCCAATGGGTTCGCGCCTCGTCGTGGCTGTCCGCGGATTGCATCGCGATATCTGGACGCCATGGCTTTTGATGTGTGTACGCGGTCCACGTCTCGCACTCTGCTAGCAACTCGTCCCACACCTCCGACGGCACGGCGGCGGGGTCGCCGTACGTCCCGACGCGCACGAAGCGACCGCGGCCCATGTCCCGCGCGGATCCCTCCGCGTATACGCCGCGATGATACGCGCGCCAAACGATCAAGACGCCTTGGCCCAAGTTAACGTAACACTTGCGGCCCTTGGCTTGCTTGCGGTTCGGATCCGTTGTGACCTCGCCGCGCATTGGGCAATCGCCACAGATTGAGAAGTCCGCGCCCGTCTTGCTTGCTTCCAATGGGTTGATGTCCTCGCGCAAGATGTATGTCTGCACGACCTTGCCCGTTTTGGTATTGCGGTTTGAATACGTCGCGATGACGACGATTGGTGCGCCATCCAAGAGGCTTGGCCCGTTGTAGATGATTGCGTGTTTCATGTGTTTGTTTCCTTCTGATTAACGGTTTGATTGTACGGGATCCACAAGTAAAGCACAAGCGGAAAGTTTCCCTGCGGCCTTGCGGCCCTGCGTCTCTGCGGTCCCGTCTCTGCGGCCCTGCTGCGCTGTTGTTTTGTGTGTTGTGCTGGTGCACTCGGTGCACCTGGTGCGGCGCACCAAAAAGTTAGGGGGCCTCGCGGCCCCCTGGTCTTATGATCGCTCGAGCATGGTCTCGAACTCGCGCTTGGCTTCTTCTGCCGCGTCCCGCCGCAGCGTGTTCAGCTTGTTCAGCAGATCCTTGACGCGGTAGTTGTTGGATCCTTCCGTGTCGATCTCCTTGAGCGTGTCGATCAGCTGGTTCACTTCGCCTAGATCGATCTGGACGTTGACGACCAGCGAGGATTCGTTGACGTATGATTTCTTCATGGTGTTGCTCCTTGTAAAGACAGGCATCATTGCCTGTAAGATGACAGTAGCATGCCCCCAACAAGTGGTCAACAAGTAAACCACAAGTGACGTAACGTCACCCTGCGGACCTGCGAAAACCCTGCGGCCTCGCGGTCGCAGGGTTCCAAGGAGCAAATTGCCCGTAACCCTGGGCCAGGGGTTCAGTTAGCCCCAGTCTTTTTGATCGCCCTGGGCCTCCGCTGCGTCGTATCCCGCGCGGTATGCTGCGACCTGGTCTGCATCCAGGTCTGTTATCTCTTCGCTTTGGTACGTCCCGCCCTCGAAGTAGTGCGGTCTGAATGGTCTGCCGTACCAATAGTCAGCGCCCCCTCTATCGAAGGGGCCGCCGTGTCTTTGGTCGTATGTCATGTCTTACCCTCCCAATGCTGCGGCGAAGAACAGGCCGATGAACAGCATGGCGAACAGCGCGATAGCGCCCAGGATATCTTCGAGCACCTCAGTGTGACGGCCTCGGATCCACTTCGATAGGGTTTGGATTGCGTGATACATGATTGGTTTCCTCCTAGTGAAAAGGCCCAGGCGCGGAACCTCCATATAGTGGAGCGCCTGGGCCGTGATTGTTATACGCCGTACGCGTCGCGCCACTCTGGATCCGCGTCGACCAGCTGACCGAACTGTTTGATCTCACCAGCGTAGGTGTCGCCCATCTCATACGAACCCTCGTGCATCATGGGTGACGTCGCCGCCACGAACCAGCGAGCGTATGGATCCTTGGCCTCGGCCTCTGGGTGCTTGTATGTCTTGAGCACCTTCCACACCCAGCCGTCACGATTGGCATAGGTTGCATATGGCTGGTCCGCTTTGCGTGTCTTTCCGAATGGTGTTCTTGGCATTTGTTTACTCCTTCTAGTTAAATGCAAGTAGAGTGTAGCCCAGTTGTTGCTGGGCTACAAGTTGTTTTATGCGAGCTTGTCGAACTCTTCGATCAGCTGGTCATACATCTTACCAGCTTCATCATTGCGCCCAGCGTGTAGCATCATGAACATGAACTCGAGTTTGAACTTGAGGCGATTGCCCAGCGTGTGCTTAGTGTTGTCGACCGCTTCGTTATATACTTCAGTTTGCATAGTATTTGCTCCTTGTTAAATGCTGCATGATCGCAGCGGATGCCGCCCCACGCGGGGGCGGTCACCGCTATGATCAGACCCAGACGAACTTGCGGACGTTGGTCACCTTGTGATCGCGCTCCCATGCATCGCGACCGTGCAGCTTGATATACTCGGCGCGGTTGGGTGCACCTTCGCGGGTGCTCATATCGTGACGCGCTAGGCCAAGGTCGATTGCCTCTTCGCGCAGCATCTCTTGGCGCTTGGCAAGGTCGCGCTTCAATTCGTCGAGGATCTCGAGCTGCTCGCGGATGTCCTCAGCTTTGCTTGGTTGCGCTACCGC